GATTCAATAGCAAACTTAGAAGCTAAAGAACATAAAGCATATATGAACAATGAATACTCAGTAGGTATAGTTTGGGGTCACGATCCTGATTCATACGAAGAGTATTCATTCTCTTCAGCTAAAGAAAAGTTTGCATTTTTAGATGGAGTTGAAGAAGGATGTGGATATTTATCTTGTGAATTTATAGGCGACGACTATGGTTGCTCAACATTAGAACAGTATATTGAGGAGAATGAATAATGAGTAAAGCAGATAAGATTGTTGATTTAATTATCAATCGCATTGAGAAAGGTGTCAAAGATAAATGGCAAATGCCCTGGCATAATTCTGATTTTAGATTTCCAATCAATACCAAAGGTCACGAATATCAAGGATTGAATTGCTTTTGGTTGTATATGGTAAAGGACCAGCAAAATTACAGCAGTAATCAATGGGGTACTTACCAGCAATGGAAAGAATTAGGTGGTGATGTTGGTGGACAATCAGCAACAGCCTTCAATCAATACATCTTGCAACCCAAACTCAAAATGGATGACGACGACAATCAATTATGTTATGGCTTCAAAGCGTGGGCTGTATTCAATCGTGATCAAGTCAAAGGTATTCCAAGACAACCACATCCACAAACATTTGTAACAAAAGAAATGATTACAGATAAAGGTATTAAAAATCAAACAGCACAATGGTTTGATAATATTCCAGCAGTAATAGAAACTGGCTTCAACAAGGCTTGTTATGTACCATCTAAAGATATAATCAAGATGCCTGAATTTGATCAATTCAAATCAGACATTGATTATTATACTGTACTTGGACACGAAATTATTCATTGGACAGGAGCAAAGCACAGGCTCAATCGTCAGTTATCACAAGAAAGAAAAGAGTATGCTTTTGAAGAACTGGTAGCTGAACTTGGTACTGCCTTAATCGCTGCAAATCTAAAGATTCAATCAAAGCCTACAACTAATACAACTGTCTATGTAAATGGTTGGTTGAAAGCTATGAAACAAAAACCAAAGGTGTTGTGGGATGCAATGTCTTTGGCTAAGTATGCTGTATCGTTTTGCAATGACTTACAAAAGAAGAACATTGCTAAACAAATGCATAAAGAAGTTGCATAATCATTGCGTTTATGCAACAATAAATAACCATTGATAAATAAATAGGAGAAGGAACGAATGAATTTATCAAACAGTGAAGCTATGTCGGCTGACAATTTACTTAATCGTATTGCTACTAAACTTGTTGACTCACTCAAACGAGAGTTTGGTGATTCACCTATCGAATGTCTTAGACTCATACAAGAGATGCGAGACAATGGTATTACTATTCCAGTTGAAAGTCCTATTGGAGAATTTGAAATTGAATGTAGTAATGTCCTTGATGCACGAGCAGAAGAAGTAGAAGCACGTGCAATAATGGCTAACAAGGATGGAGATTATTAATGGCTGATATATTTAAGAATGTCGTCGACATTGGTGCAAAAGAAAGTATGAAAGAGATAGACTTTCAGATTGATGCAAAGATAAAACTCAAAGTTTATCTGTCAATAAATAAAACAACACCAGGCTTTTATAAAATAGCAGAACAAGAGTTGGTTAATATTAACAGACTTATTGAAGATTATATGAAAGGCAATAAGTATTCTGTCGAGAGTTTCCAATGGTCTTGTAGTCAGGAGGAAAGCAATGGATAAACCAGCTAAGGTATATTATATTCCAGCACTTAGATTTATTGGTATTCAATTAGATATTGCATCTAAATGGATGGAAGATAAATATGGTATGAATTGTTTAGAAACATCTCAAGATGGAGATGGATATAAATATACTGAACATCATCAAGATATATTCAATAGTATCTATAGTGATATTGAATATATTTTAGAAGACAATAATGTTTATAATAGAGATTCTCAATGTCCACAAAAGTAGGATGATATTGGTACTACCATTGAGAAGAACACAGCCACACGGCTAACCCAAACAAGCCGTGAGGTTGTGTTCGTTGCGTCAATGCATTAAGGTGTGATTATGAATAGTTATATAATTGAATTAATAAGAATATCTAGGAAGATTGATATATCTTTATTACAAGCGTGGAAAGAATCAGGGATTGATATGTCTACATATTATCGTGCAATCAATGGTGCTGAATTAAAACACGCAACAGCTTTAAAGGTTGAAGATGCACTTTACTCATTACAAAAGGCCAGTAAAGGTAACAGAAAACTGGCAGAAAATTATAGAAGATTTAAAAAAGTACCGAAATAAAAAAGGTATCAGCCAAGAAACATTAGCTGGTGATATGGGTATTGAACCAAGTCTAATGCAGAAATGGGAAACATATAAGAGAGTGCCATCAGGATTTATGTTTAGTTGTTGGCTTGATGCACTTGAGTTAGGTATTACAATCAAACCTATAGGAGGAATGAATGTCAAAAGAAAAGAACAAGGGAAGCTATCACGAAAGATGGTGGGTAAATCTATTTAATAGCTGGGGTTGGAGAGCTAAACGACAGCCATTATCAGGTGCATTAAAAGATTATCCAAGTGATATTGATTTAAATGTCAATATATATGGCGACGGCAACTTCATTACATCAACACAATTATTATGCGAAAGTAAGTATAGGCATACTGGTTTTGCTTTAATATCAAAGTATCTTGGTAAGAGAAATAATAAATATGATAATGATTTACTTTTGTTAAAGCAGAAGAATGGAGAAGCATTTGTTTGTTTCAATGTAAGAAACACAAAGGCATTAAAGTTAATTGAATTTCAAACAATGGAGAATGAATAATGACAGATAGAGAAGCAATAATAATTATTGGAAAAGCTTTGAGAGAACATTGGGAACACAATCTCAAACAAGAAAAAATATTTGATCCAACTAAAGGAAGTAGTGAACTTGAACAAGCGTGGCAAAAAATATTATGGCTATTGCTTATATATGAAAATTCAATGTCGAGTACATAAAATGACAGATAAATTCTTATTAGAACTTGAGAATTTTCTCAATGAAAAGTTTGATGGAGAATGGGATATGTCCTGGCAAATAGAAGAAAGAGCTATTGATATAAGACTTATTCTTAATCAAGATAAAGAAGTTATTAACTTTAAAAGAGTTAATAATGTAATCCAGTTTCCAATAAAATAGCTCCCAAGATAATCGGAATCTTGAGAGCTACATTAGTTGAGGAACGAATAAATAATTAGTATCAATTATAACCATACAATGTCAAGAGGAATGAATGAGTTTCAAAAGAGTATCAGCAGTAATGGACATTGAACTATCAGATGGATTAGCTAAGTGGGTTCTTGTAACACTTGCTCATCACGAAAATAGTAATACTGGACATTGCTTTCCATCAATAGATAGGCTTGTAAAACTTACCAGCTTATCAAGAAGTACTATCATCAGGTGCCTAAAAAAATTAGTGGATCTTAAACTAATACACAAACATCCTGATCGTGGTAAATCAAATCATTACGAATTTCTTTTTGAATACAAAGTTATCAGAAAGAACCAGTGTCACACAGACACTACACTAGTATCAGACAGACACCCTAATAGAGAAGTAATAAAGAAAGTCGTCGACAAGGAGCAACAAAGGGAGGTGTGGAATAACTGGACTCCCTCTGATAGCGAGAAAGAATTATTAAACAATCAACTTGGAGAGATAGATCACAATGCAGAAATTATCAAGTATAAAAAATATTATGCCAAAGCAGAAACAATCGTCGCACCATTCAGCCACTATAGAAGCTGGTGTAAAAGAGTCGCAGAGTTTGATGGTGTTCAGCGAAACGGAAAAGAATTATTACCTAACGTACAAACTAATAGACGCAAATCCTCTGGACATAGACAGCGAGGTTCGCTCAGCAGTGTTGTTAGAACTATTAGAGGGGGGACTTGATATATTTGAAACATATCACGATGGAAAAATTTATGTCAAAAATATAAATGTACACAACGCAAGTGTTCCTGAAATAGAAAGAGCATTACATAAATGTTATGGATACTCAATGCCATTAGAAGATGATGAACTATTAAAACGATTGGTCATTATGTTTTCTTTGATGAACAAACAGAATATGGATGAAGATGATTTAGAACTAAAGATTCGTTCATTGGTTCGACAGATAAATCATATCGATAAAATACCAGCAGATATTATTATTAGATGCATTGAACATATGACCAAGAATAATAAATGGTATCCATCATATGCAGACATCAATAATTACTGTAGTGATAAATATCAGCTTAGAAAAAAGCTGGCTAATGCATTGCAAGAACGCATTAAATACTTGCAATCTTAAACAAATTGTCATAAATTATAACAAATAGTTGAGGAGCTAAATATGAATAGACAAGGAACAATCGGTGGCTCAGACGTCGCCAAGTTACAAGACCCAAATAATTGGTTTGAAATGTGGGAGATCAAGACTGGTCGTAAGCAGTCACCTGATCTTTCAGATGTATTACCAGTAGCTATGGGTGCCACCACAGAAGCATTGAATCACGCTTGGTTTAGAAAGTATATGACCAATGGTAATGAAGAGATGATGCACAGTATATTCTATGAAGAGCGTAAAGAATATTGGCAACCAAAAATAGTTGATAGAGATTTATCATTAAAATTATTTGGTGATCGTGAAGTAATCCAAGCTAATCTTGATTGTATTTATAGATCAAATGACCCAGTACATTTTGATACTTATATGATTGAGTTTAAACATACACACGCAAACAATACAATGGATAGAGTGCGTGATAGTTATATGCCACAGATACAATACTATCTCAATGTAGCTAAGATTGAGAAAGCATATCTATCTGTATTGTTTGGTAACAATCGATATGATGTTTGCTGGATAGGTAGGAGTCGTGAATACTTTGATATGATAATGGTGAATGTCCAAAAATTCTGGTCATATGTCAGAGATGATACTCCACCACCAATGGAACAAGTAGCATACAAAGAAGTATCTACAGACAAAGTAGTTGTCGACGGCTTGATTGCCAGAGATGTAAGTAAAAGTAATTCGTTTGCATTTAATTCAGAATTGTTTGCTTCAACAGTTGACCAGGCAAAACAAAATTCAGATGCAAAGAAAGCACTTCTTGAAGAATTGAAGGATACAGATCGAGAAGTATATAATGACTATGTCAAAGTTTACAGAACTAAGAATGGTCGCAGAGTATCCTTACAAAAAAAAGATGTAGCTTAATGATACTAAGCTACATCAGTTTTAACTTATCATTCATAGGAGGAATAAAATATGAATATTAAAAACCCTACTGTATCACAAACAAAAAAGCAACAGCCAAAAAAGGTATTGCCTATTAGTCAAAACATTCAACAAGCAATGTGGATGTTTCAAAAAGATAAAGTTGTTGCAAACAAAACTTCAAAGAATCCGTTCTTCAAAAATACATACTCTAGTTTAGAAGAAGTTATGTCAGCTTGTGACCAGGCAAATAAGTATGGAATACTTTATGGCTTTGAATCAACAGTAACAGAAACTGGCAATCTTATTATTACTGCTACTGCTACACACGTTAGTAGTCAGACACAGCTTAAATTATCTGTGCCTTGTTTCGTACCAAACTTACACGATCCACAAAAGTTAGGTTCATCAATAACATATGCTAAGAGGTATAGCCTTCAAGCATTGTTTGCTCTCGCATCAGTAGATGACGACGGCAATAAAGCAAGTGGTATCATTGTTCCAAACGGCAATGTTAATCCACCCAAAAATACAACCCCAAAAAATAAGGAGGACTTCAAGTAATGAATGAATATGACGACACTGATAAAGGTGTACTTTGGAAACCAAGAGGGGACCAAATGCTAAGAGCAATAGGTAAAGTAAATAACAATGGAGAAGATAAGAATACTTTACTTATGGCTTG